GATAATACAAAGTCGCAGGAGCACTCATAGGGATCTTGAAGACCACATTGCCTGTTGCTGCTCCGTTGTTTGTCACCCCAGTATTGTATGCAACACCATTGGCACTGTCACGGATTTGAAGTGGATGTCCGCCTCCTGAGTTGTTAACTAAAGTGTAGACTTCGCCTCTTCTCAGATATAATACAGGATCGTCCTCTGTAGTTGGAAACCAAATGTTATCCGAATCGCTGAATGTATAATGATCACTACCACTTGCGCCTAATGTAAACTTATAATTTACAATAAGAGAGTTGGTAATATAGTCAATAACTGCGGCAGAAGTAGGCATCGCGCCGTTACTATCGTGATTTTGAATTCCAGATCCAATAAAACGATTAACAATTATTCCTCCGACAACATCTGTTAATGATCCAAAAGAGATGTCACCCGTAGCATCTATATCACCGCCAACAATCAAATCGTTGTTAATTGTCGCATCTTGTGATACAATTATGTTAGCCCCAGAATCTATTACGTTGGACGGTAATCCAAAAAGAAATCTTTCGCGAGTAATTTTTTTAGTCGTTGCCGAAGACACATCATTGACAACTAGAAAATCACTATCTTCTACGTTCGTCAGTAATGGTAATTCTGATATTTTTATATCTGCCATTTTAATTCCTCAAAGTTTTCGGCTATCGATATTTATAGTGTCGCACTTTCGGTCAAAGTACCAGTAATCGCAAGATTACCCGAAGAATCGAGTCGCATTTTTTTAACACCATCTTGTGAAAATAACAGTTTACCTGCTTCTTCAAACACTTCCCAATTCGGTGTCGAAAAGATTGAAGATGACAGTTTATTACTAGATGGGTTGTAAACCAATCCTGTATTTACATTTACATTATCGTTTCCAGAAGCAACGCTTCCGAAGTGTAGGTAATACTGTGTATTGTCCGATACCGCTGAAACTAAAACATTATTGGCATTAACGGAATTGGCCGCAGAAACATTGGTTAAATTAGCCCCGTCACCTGAGAAAGAAGACGCACTCAATATCGCTGTTGCAGGATCATATGACAGATCACCAGTTGTACTGACACTGTCATATCCAGTCGACAAGGTTCTCAACATAAGATAATGAAGACCAGACGAATCTACTTCTTTAGCGTCGATTTTTTCTGATACGGTCGTAACCGCTGTACTAGTTATATTGGTTAATCCAGTACCATCTCCGTATAAAATGCCACCCACATGTAAATCGCTATCAACTGTAAGATCACCCAGAACTCTTGCGCCTGTGTCGGAATCTATTACGTTATCTAAATCGCCCAAAGACTGAGTCGCAGTCGCAGCAAGAACTGCATTTGTAGCATTTGTTGCGCTGTCTGCCGTTAAGGCGTGTAGTGCGCTACTTGCAATTGTTGCACTATCTGCTGTGAGAGCCTGCCCAGCATTTGTAGCATAATTTGCAAGCAGGGCATTTGTCGCATTAACAGCGCTGTCTACTGTCACATTAGTTAGAAGAGATCCATCACCAGAAAAGAAATTGGCGGATAAAACATTTGTTCCTGGATTATATGTAAAATTTGTATCTGCTTTTACCGAATCTTCTCCATTCGCGCTTGGAGTGTTATATGCGAATAACGGATAATAGGGAGCATCAGAATCAACGTCTGCGATAAATATCTTCGTACTAGTCTGCGCTGCAATATCTTCGTCTTGACTTACCGTAGACGCTAATAGATTTTGGATCGTGATACGCTTGGTGACGTTCTGATCAGTGTCGACAATAATAACAACATCATTATCATCAGGCGTTGCTGAAAGTTGCGGTAATTCTGTTATTTTTACGCCAGCCATTGTTTAACCTCTAAGAATTTCAATTTGGATTTTTAAGTCTTCGACCTGATTCGACAAGTCTTGTATGGCAGAGATCATAATCGGCACTAGTTTTTGATAGTTAACTTTCTGATAGTCTGGTAAACCATTATCCCAAACAGCATTCTTTTCACCTATGACCGCATAAGGAATAACTTCTTGCAGTTCATGAGCAATTAAAGAATCAAATACCTTCTCTTCGTGTCCAGACATCTCCGGAATATATTTTGTCTGATAAACTTTTAATTGATTTACAAGACTTAATGCGTGTTCTGTTTCACCTTCAACAATCTTTGCTCTGTAATCAGAAACCACGCCATCAATTATAGTAATATCTTTTAGAAAGTTTGCCCGAGAAATCTTCTTAGTCGTCGAAGCACTGGCATCGTTGATGACGATATAGTCTGCGTCTTCAGCAGTATTTAACTCCCTTAGACTTGATATTTTAACGCCTGCTGTTGCCATGTTTTATATCCTCAAAACCTTTTACTTATTTATACTGATTTATGTTAAATGATAAGACTATCTATATTACTACGATAGTAACTACACCGGCTTCAGAGATACCGGAAGCCGTCGCCCTGTAAGTAAACTGATCAGTACCTGTGAATCCATTGTCAGGTGTATATCTAAAAGTGCCTGAACTTTGATTTGTTACAGATAGAGAACCATGTTCCGGGTATCCTCCAGCAGCAATAGCGTATGACACATCATCAGATTCGAACAGATCATTCGCAGATACAACAATATCAACAAAGTTATCACCCAAAGATAAATCAAGAGTTGATGTTTGATCGATGGCGTCGTCTCTACTAAAGACTACAACGGTAACAGTCTGTCTTACACTACCACCTCCAGTGAGATTCGCTTGAATCACAAAGGTGTCTGTGCCATACCAGTCATCATTAGGTGTGTATGTCCACGACCCTGTCGATATAATTCGACCAGTTGTTGGGGTATTCGCAGTAAGAGCAGTTGTCGCCACCCCGTTTGTAGGGTTCGTTGATATCTCTAACGAAGTAACATTTCTAGGGGCGTACTTAATCTTAAAGTTTGTGTTCGTTATCGTACCGTCTTCTGCGATACTACCTGCTAGACCTTGTGATGAAAAAGTCTCGACAGTAACAGTTTCAAGTATATCTGTAGTGCCCAATTCGTAAAAGTTAACATTTGCTTGAGTTATAAGTGCGCTGGACGAAGAGACTTCTTTAAACAGACTCAACTTCATTTCGAAGTCTAATGTGTAAATGATTGTTCTTCGGGCTTCGATAAGCCCATCGTAATCGTCACTGAAAGTAAGACCCGTCAATGATATGGGAGTGTCTTCTTTTGTATCGAACTCCGATAAAGGCTTGACTGTCACTGTATATTGAGGTGTGAAGTAAGGTAGTATCTGTTCTATAATCTGTAAAGAATCGTCCTGTGATTTAGCATACACATTCAACTGAAAACCAATCGTGTAGGGTACAGGAGTGTATATTGATTGTGCTCTTGTGTCAAGGTTATCCGGAAAGGTGACACACTTGTTCATCTTAGGAAGTTGTCTTGACGGATCATAATTCATCGAAAGTATTTCGAATGACATCCGAGGAAGTTTGATCGCAATCTGTCGTTCTGCTTGTTCCCCATCATCCATCGCATCGATTCTGGCGAGAAAGTCTCGTTTAGGTGCGTATGACAAAGGCACCTTAACCTGACTGATAATATCACCCGCCGAGTTCGATCTTACAACATTAATGTTATTGAAGAGTGAACCGAAAACTGCGACTGCTTTTCGTATTCTTTGATGATAGAAATATGTGCCAAACATTATGCAGGATCTCCAAACGGATTCGATTCAGAAAAATCAAGAAGACCAGTAGCAACCGTATCAAACTCGTCGTTCTGATTACCGTCTTGTAGATCTCCCTCACTTTCACTAGAAGGCACGCCTCCAACACCATCTTGATTTATTATTGTATATGATGTAGTAAAGTTGTGATACAATCCATCGTCAGCACCCGCGTGAGCAACCCACACCTTATACTGTGATGATACAGACGCATCTATCTTAACAACATCGCCACTAATCGTAAAGCCGTTCGGATTCTCTTGTGTGAGAGTATCCCCGATCTCAAACTTACCGCTTGTCTGAGCCAAATCAAATGTGAGTAGTCTCTGGTAAGCATGATTAGATTCAATATTATCTAGTGCCAAACCAGTGTCGAAGTCTTCGTCGTTATATTCAAAGAGTTCAGCACGAATTCTAAAGACAGGCAAATTCTTAAGTTGGTAGAAAGGATTCTCGGTCTCGACCTTTGTGATTTCAAAGAAAGAATCAGAAAGCGTCAGATAGATTAAATCACCTTCTCGTGGTCGGTAGAATGGGGTATTGTCAGTGTTCTCATAATATGAGATTGCGCTGTTCCATCTTCGGCGCGCCACAATGAACGATGCGGCATCACGTATCTCTACACCAAACTTTGAGAAAAGGTCACCTTCGCCATCAAAACCTTCGACGTTTTCAATGTACATCTCAATTCGATAAGCATCATCGAATCGTGAGGTTGTGTCATCACTAAAAATCGTGTCTCGTTTGACTATCTCGCGAGGCAGGTAATAGACATCTTGACCATAGATCTTCAAAGATTCTATGATTATATCTTCGTACAACCTCTGTTCTTGAGAAGTGCCTTGTGTGAAATATCTATTAATTGCCATGCTAACCTACGAAGAAATCGACAGGAAGTTCTTGCTCGGCTCTTAACTTTTCTTCGAGTTTTTCGATATCTGCTGTCGCGTCTTCGAAGATCTGTCGACCATTCAGTGTGACACCTCCGGGCAACTGCATCCCTTCAAACTTGCTGAGGTTCGCACCCCATTGTTGTTTGATCAATGCTGTTGTATAATCCTTAATAAACATGTCGTTGTAGATG